GTTTTTGTGACACCAGACCGGGAGAATTTGTGAGTCCCCCCCCCGGTTCCGCCTGGTGTCGTTTGACGCGCGAATGTTTGATTACGAGGCGGCGGCACGCCCCGGGTTTCCGTATAAGACCTGCAGTCCCCCCATGTCCCCCTGGGGCGCTCAGTGCCCCGCCAGCCGTCTCACTTCTTCCGGCCACCCCGGCGCTTGGCCTTACGGACTGCCTTCTCCGCGAGTGTGGCAAGTGCTTCCACATCACCGCGGGAGGCTGCCCGCGCGGCTGCGCGCGCAGGGTGCCGCTTGTCCCCAATGTCCAAATCACCGGCCAGGCGAAGGGCCTCGCGCGCTGCAGTCAGCGCAGTCTTCCGTACAGACCCCTCGGCAGCCTCACCAAGCACACGTCCAGCCGCGCCCGCGATCTGCCTTGCGGGCTTGGACCGAAGCATGGCGAATACTGCCTTCGGGTTGAAAGAGTGCGCCCGCGTTGCCGCGGGGAAGAGGTCGGTGTTGTTGACGAGGGCCCAAGCGGCAGGGAACGCCGTTGAGAATTGGGAGGGCATGGCAGTTGCCGCGCACTCGCGCTGGTTCACCTGGGCTTGCCAGAACTGGACAGCCGTGATCTCCAGGGTCCCTGCGAAGTTGTCGATGTACACGAATGGCATGCGGCCGTGGCTCACCCCGTAGGTTGCCACCCCGTCCGCACCCGCGATGTACTGGTCGGCATCTCCGCCATAGAACTCCAGAGTACTCTCCGACTGCGGCACCCACCGGACGGTGATGCCCTGGTCGGCTCCCAAGGTGTACGTTTGCCCGCTCTTGCCGATGGTCCAGCAAGAAGCGGTTAGCGCTGCGTAGGTGTTCCAGGTGGCGGCAGCGGTCATTGACGCGCTTTCGCTTTGCCCAGCGACGGCCGTGCCTTGTGCGGTGTCCGCGGGGGCGATGTTGCGGATGCGGAGGCCCATTGCGACGGGCCGCCACCTCTGCGCGATCGCCACGGCGCTGGCCCATTGTTCGCCAACGCCGTACGCCACTGCTGTGGGCGTCCCGGCCCCCGCCGCGGAGTAGTTGATTGTGAAGAGATTCGCGTTCGAGGCGTGGAGACGAAGGAGTTGGATCAAAAGGCGTGGCCCCGTGGCAGAGGAGAACGTCGCTCGAGCCGACATGGTCATCGGCAAGATGCGTCCCCCCCCGCCGTCCGGGGGCCCCCGCCCTCCCTCGAAGCCTGAAGGCGACTGGTCATGCGGATCGCAGACCATCTCCACGTACTGCCGTGACGTGGGACTTGCTTGAACTAGGCCGGCCGCCACCGCCAGATCCGGCGGTAGGGATCCTGTCTGATTGAGGCGGAATGGGTCTTCCATAATCTGGAGAACCTGTGAGTCATTCGCGTGGGCGACTATCACAAGAGGGCAGGTGCGCCACACCCCGGCAATGATCTGCTGTTGCCCCATGTTTCATTTAGAGACTGCCGACGAGCATCCCCTCCAGGTCGGTGGGGATGGGGCCCTTGCCAGCCCATTCGTCAACAATCTCGGCGGCCCTCATGACACCCTTGCGGTCAAGACCGTACGCCGTACAGTAGTCACCGAAGGTGTGGTCGCTGGGCACGTAAACGCAGCGGTCCTTCCACGTCACGTCGAGCAGGCCCTTGTCCACGATGTGCCGCTCGACGTGGCTCTCCGCAGCGGCCGATGTCGGCCGGCTCGCCACCTCTTTGAAGTAACGCCCAAAGATCGGGTCAAGGTACACCGATGGCATGCTTCGGATCTTCGCACGCTGGTAGGCGTTGAGGCGGAGTGGGAACCCCGGCCTTTGTGGCCGGAGAGCATTGTACACACGACGGCTGAGCCACCACATCTTTTCGAAGATGCGCAGCCCGTTGGGCGCCATGACGATCTGCTCGGGACATCCCACGGGGATCATTCGGATCATGAATGATGAGCAAAAGCGGATGCGCTGGTCAACCTTGATGGTCAGGCCGAACTCTGCCGCAATGGCAACGAAAAGCGCGGGGTTGAGGATGCGGAGAACGGCGTCATCCCCAAGGATCAAGGCCCCGACGTGCTCACCAGTGCGGAGCACGTAAATGCAGACCAGGATGAGAATCATGAACGAATTCATCAACGTGGTCCATGGGGCCCCGGAACACAACTGGGCCCCAATGCACTTCACCTTGTTACCGTGGACCCACCCGAAGCTCTCCTCAGCAAAGGACATGAAGTAACCGTAAAGCCGAAGAGGAAGCCCAAAGTGGAGCAGCAGTGCGCCAATGAGCAAGTACGTGTAGATGCTGGCGTGTTTGTCCATTTTGGAAACGTCCGTGCTGACAGTGCCAGGGCCCACCTCGGCATAGGCGCGTCCGACATCGGCGGGGTTCTTGCCCACGCCGAACTCAACGTGCACGCTACCATTGCCGACCTTGAAGTGGGGGTTCTGGGCCGCGGAGTGAAACGCGTTCTTCGCAGTGGGTCCGAACTCGACAGTGGCGTTCTTGCCGAGCCCTTGGATGAAACGCGCGGTGACCACGTCCTGGTCCATGCCCTTTGGGCCGCACAGAAGTTCTCCCTTGAAAAAGCTCGAGTCAACCCGGGAGTCGGTCAGCTCGGTGGTACCGTCCTGGTGGTCCTGGAAGGCCTGACGAAGCGTGCGCTGCCGCTGGCTGGACTGTGCCCCGTACCACTCCGCGGTCGAGTGGTACCGAATCTCAAGGGGCATGCCAGCCTTGATGGCAGCAACGGCGGTCCAAGCGTCACGCATGGTCTCGTCGGTCACGATGATCTCAGGGCGGTCCACACGCGCGGCAACTGCCGCGGGTGCACTGATGTGGTCAACACTGACGGAGTAGGGGAGGCGCCCTGTGGGACCAACACAGACGTACTCGTTGCTAAAACACCAGTAACCACTGGTGTCTTCAAACGATGTGCGCCCGGATGGCACCCCCTCAACACTCGGAATGCCGGCCACTGCAGCTCCAATCAGGGGCAAGCGACCGGCCGTGACGTCAGTGAAATTGTTGACAGGCAGCACCGCGGCGCGTGCGGGCTGGAGGATCCAGCAGGTGAAGATCACCCACAAAACGAACGCAACCCCAAAGCCAGCGCTCTCAAAGAATCGCTTGCCGGCACCAAGGAGCCCGGCGGTGGCTGCAAGAAGGACCCCGACCAACAGCGAGATAAAAATTTGGGACCTGCGCGCCGGAATGCACCTGAGAGGACAACATGTGCAGTTGTCCCTCATGCATGCGCCCCAGTTCGTGGGATGGGCCAGGTCCACCTTGGAATGCCAGTCGGGTGGGGGGTGGTAGTCGCGGTCGAGTGCGGCACGATCCATCACAATTGCCGTGGTCCGCCGCAGGACCTCCGGCCACCGCTCTTGGTCAACACTCTTGAGGTGCCGTGAAAGTGTCGCATCAATAGCCATGCATGTGTTCTCCACCTTCGTCGGAGTGATGTCCGTGAGCAGGCTCACGCGCGTGAATTGTACGGCAAGGATGGCGTTGAAAGCCTCCAAGTCCTCAACTGGGACCACGGGCTTGACGTCAATGATCACCTGGCCCCCGCGCGACCCGGCGCCGATAGCAGTTGGAAGTGGACGATAGGTCAGCAGGTGCTTCTTGTGGCTCTGCTTGAAAATCCAATGCTCGTCGCCAGGCCCACAGATGATCCGGGTGTTACCGTGCTCCTCCACGAATCGGATCTCGTCAACGGGCCAGCCAAGCTGGCGAGAGATCCCGTTCCGAACTTCAATGGCGGGCTCGGTGTAGATCGCAAACAGCTGAAACCCTGCAAGTTGGGCCTGCCGTATCTGTCCTAGCTGCTTGTCGGTCTGGTGGTCCATGATGTCTGTGCACACGCCCAATTCACGGCCCATGAGCGTGTCACCCCAGTCGTCCAACATGTTGATCACCTGGATCTCCATGCGGACACCGCCCTTCGTGTGCCCCTTGTAGTTCCGGACGAAAGGCTCCAAGGCCTTGTAGTTCGCGTTGGCATCACCGTAGGCAACGTTCATGAGAATGCGGATGGTGTCAATGTCGCCCGTCCGCCGAAAAGTCCCATCGCGTTGCTTGACCTGGAGCTGATGCTCGTAGTTCTTGATCTCGCGAACACTCGGCTGGAGAACGTCCAGAATGTTTTTCTTGTACCGGTTGATCACCTTGAGCGTCTGTATCTCTGCCACTGTCCGGCCCGAACGAGCGACCGGATGGTGCGAGACGTCAAAAGCGTCCGAGACATTGACCCGGAAGATTTCTCCGATTGCTCGGTGGTGCTGAGCTCGGAGGGCCTCCGGTATCTCGAACGGGACGGCCAGGCGAAC